CAAGACAGAGTTGTCGGCCCGCGACCTCGAGGAGCGGCGCTCTGAGTTTCTGGAGCGCTTGCGCGGTCACTGTCGGGCCGCACTGGACGCAGGCAAGCACGGACCAGCGGCGGCAATGCTGAACCTGGAGCAGCGGATCGTAGGCCTCGACCAACCACCACCGAAGCAGGATGACGAGATCGCGGCCCTCGACCGTCCGCAACTGCTGCGGGAGTTGGCCCAGGACCTCAGCGCCGAAGAGCTACGGCAGATCGCAGCCCTCAAGGATGGCGGCGAGGGGTGACCGCAGCTACAGCCCTGCGCCGTCTGCGCGCTTCACCCCTTGCACGCTATACCCCAGGACCACCGCACAGGGCCTTCCTGATGGACGCTGAGCGCTTCCGGCTACTGCGTGCACCCTCGCAGTCGGGCAAGACCCTTGTAGCCGCATATGAGACGGTCTCACGCTGCCTGGGCCAACACCCCTATCAGGACGTGAAGCCTCCGCCGATCGAGGTGCGCGTGCTGTGTCACAGCTTCCGGCAGTCGGTGGTGGTGCAGGCGAAGGTATACGACTTCCTGACGCCTCGCATGCTGGCGAGTGATTGCAGCTTTCACCCGGTCCGCGGCTTCAAGCACAATACGGTGAGCTTTGCCAACGGGTCGCGGATCGTCTTCGTCACCGCCGAGCAGGACCGGCTAGCCCTTGCGTCTGCCACGCTCGATCTGGTCTGGATCGACGAGCCTCCGACGGAGACCGCCTACGCAGAGAGCGCCTCGCGTCTGGTGCAGACGGGCGGCAGCATGTACCTCACGCTCACTCCAGTTGGGCGTCCGGTGGGATGGCTCAAGGATGAGGTAGAGCGCGGCGTGCTGAGTGAGACACACTTCAGCCTGAGCGCGGAGGCTTGCCCCTGGATGACTGAGGCCCAGGTGGAAGAGGCGATCAACGTCTGCCTGCCGAGCCAGCGCAGCCAAGTGATCGGTGGAGCGTGGGAGGCGGATTCGCTCGATCGCTACTTCGCAAGCTGGGACTCGTCCATGGTCAGCGAGGACCTACCCACCGGCGAGGTCTCGATCGGCATAGGAATCGATCACGGCGAGGACGCTGGCAAGGAGTGCGCGCTGCTGGTGGCTGCTGAGTTGAGCGATCCCAACCATCCCAAGATCTGGTTCCTCGACGAGTACGTTAGCCCAGGACACACAGGGATCGACGCAGACGCGCTGGCGATCCTCGATATGTTGGAGCGGGCAGGGCTTCAGGCTGAGGCCGTTGACATCGCCGTCGGCGATCACAATTCGGCAGGCAAATCTCAGGCCGGTTTCGGGATCAATGCGCTGATGACAGAGAGCATAGCCCGCCAGTGTGGCAGGCCAGAATCGTCGCCGCCGTTCAAGATCAAGCCAGCGCGCAAGGGGCCCGGTTCGATCATCTACACCTCGCGCCTCATCCACGCGGCGCAAGTCAAAGGGGATTTGCGGGTCCATCCTCGATGCAAACACCTGATCAACGGCTTCCGTCATTGGCGCGGGCCGGGCGGCGACCAGAGAAACAAAGACCTCACGCACGCACTCGACGCCGCGCGCTACATTGGCCGATCATTCCTTGACACCCGCAGCAAGGGCGTACAGTCTTTGCGGGTTAGGTAGGACATGAACAACCTCACAGATCCGCGCATCCAGCAACAGAGACCACCGCTACCAGATCCTGGCGACGAGGCCCGGCGCGAGCACTCACGCCAGCGGCGCCGCATCCTCGAAGGATGGTGGCGGCAAGACCTCGACGACCGGATCGGCTCATTCTTCAGCCAAGACACAGCGGCCCGGCTAGGCTTCCGAGACCTCAGCCGCAACCCGCTCAGGGCGCTGGTCGATCAACTGTCCAAGCTCTACGCCGAGGCGCCCACAGTGGAGCACCAAGCCGTAGCAGAGGGCGGGCTGGATGACTTCCGCCAGCAACTGCGCGCCGCCGAGCTATGGTCCGTACTGGGCCGCAATCAGCGGCAGGTAGTGGGCATGCGTGAGGGTCTGGTGCGCGTTGCCTGGACTGACAGCGGGCTACAGTTTCGCGTGGTTCCTTCGGATATGGTCTGGGCTTCGGCTACTCCTGACCGACCAGCAGATCCTGCTGTCGTAGTCGAGGCCCGCATCCGCACCCTTGAGCGCAACGGCAAGCGAGAAGCCCGGTGGACCTGGGATGTGTTGGACGTGCGAGATCCTCAAGAGCCCAGCTACAAGGTCATCGAGCCCAACGGACCCGATCCCAGCAAGGGCACAGACATCAGCGCAGAGGTGCTCGGCGGATCGTTCAGCGGCGGGGAGTATCCCTACATTCTAGGCGGGACAGATCCCACACTGCCCTTCGTGCTCTATCACGCTGAGGGCGGCGGCTCTGGACTCTGGGATGCTTTCACAGGCGCGGAGATGGTTGACCTGACGCTGACGGTCGCGGCTCTAAATTCTTTTCTCTGCTATGCAATCAGGGACGCCAGTCACCCAATCCGAGGGCTGTCAGGCGGCTCCATTCGAGGCGTTAACGTCAAGGGCCAGAGCGCCCGGCGCGAGGTGCCCAACGATCCCACCTCGATGCTGATGATCGACAGCGACACAGGCGGGCCAGTCCAGGCGCTCCAATGGGCGGCAGGCTGTGATCCCGAGCGGTTACAAATGGCGATCCAATCCTACGAGCACGGCGGGCTTATTGCGGCAGGCATCAGCCCGGCAGACCTTCAGCAATCAGGGCAGGCAAGCGGCTACGCTATCAGCCTGAAGCGCGAGTTCATCAGAGAGCGCACCCGCGCCATGATGCCGCAATTCGAGGACGGCGATCGGCGCGTGTTGGCTCTGGCTGCCTCGCTGAGCAACGCGATGGCGGGAACGTCTCTACCAGAGGATGGCTACAATCTGCGATACAGTCAGATCGCGCTGACCACGGAAGAGCGCAAGGCGAGGCTCGAAGAGGCGCAGGCGGGGATCGCTCTCGGCACCCGCTCGATCGTCGATGTCATCCTAGCGGAGAATCCCGGCTGGACTCGTGAAGAGGCAGCCTCATACCTTGAGCGAGTTAGACAAGAGCGGGCCCTGTATCCCGCAGCAGGAGGCGTGACCAGTGAGTGATGTACCGATGATCCCAGAGGAACGATTCAAGGCCGAGGTCGAGAAGCGCAAGGCCGCAGAGGCTCAGCGCAAGACCCTCACCGAGCAACTGGCAGAGTTGCAGGCCAGCATCAAAGCCACCACCAAAGAGCGCGACCAGTTCGCGGCCCAGGTGGAAGGCATCGGAGATCTCCGCGCTGAGCTTGACAAGGCGCGCACCGATCTGACCAACAGCAACAGCACCAGCACCGCGCACATCAGCATGCTTGAGGCTGGAGTCACCAAGGGCAGCGTGCGTGACTTCGCGCTATTCCAGCATCAACAGCACGTCAAGGCCGAGGGCGACAAGGCGCAGGCATGGGGCGACTGGTGGGAAGCTAACCGCGAGGGAATGATCGCAGACCTCGCACCGGGCCAGGCAACAGCGCCCGCGCCAGAGGTAGCAGCACAGCCCGCCGCACCCGCGCAGCCGATGGCGAACAACGGAGCACAGCCGACACCGCCCGCGCCGCAGACCTACACGCCTGGACAGTACGCGCAAATGAGCGCAGCAGACTGGAGCGCGCAGAAGGCTGACATCCTTGCGAGCCTAAAGTATTGACACCAGCGCCGCAGGGCGCTTAGCATTGACGGGCCGACCTCAGCCGTCGCCGGGCATAATCGGGCGCTAGGAGATCGGCACAAGGGGCCACGCCGCCGCCGGGCAGTTCGGGCGATAAGGGCCGACATATAAACATCAGGCGCGCTGCGTCTAAGATAAGGAACTGCTCACAATGGCTAACGAAATTACCCTCACAGGCTCGGGCGCTGACACACGCGCATCCGAGATCTACAACAAGCTCTTGCACGAATTGCTCATGGACCCGACCAGCCTCCGCGCGGTCGCAACCAACTTGGGCGACATCGGCGGATCTGGATCTGCCACGCTGACCACCGGAACGGTTGACTTTGATCTCGCAATGGCTGCACAGAGCGGCGGTGACGAGACGACTGCGAACGACAACACCGCCGTGACTGTGGGATCGGTGAGTTTGACAGTGGCACACCAGATCATCAGCTTTGGCATGAGCGATCTACACAGCATCGTCGGCGCACCCGGTCAGCTTGACCTTCAGGGGCTCGCGGCGAAGATGGCTCAGGCTTATGAGTTGCGCTTCACCGATCTGCTCTGCGGCGTTACCGATACCATCACCGCGAACGTTGGCACCCCTGGCGCTGATATGACCGTTGATGATTTCTACAGCGCTACCGCGACACTCCAGCAGGCGCTTGTTACTGGACCCTGGACAGCCGTCTTGGCTCCTGTGCAGGTAACGGATCTCCGTACCTCGCTCAGGTCTGAGGGTGGAGCCATGCAGTTTATGCCCGGCACCGCCGAGCAGCTAGCGATCAAGGGTCCCGGCTATCAGGGCAACCTGCTAGGCGTTGACATCTTCTCTAGTGACTCGATCACATCGAGCGGCGGCAATCGGATCGGCGCGATGTTTGGCCCGGGCTGCGTTGCCTATATAGAAGCCAGCGCACGCGCTGCCATGCCCGGCAGCATCGCCGCACCGTCTCAGAGCCCCGTCTATGCGGAGTTCGTGAGAGCGGGCGATCCTGGCATCAGTCGGGTTGTCGGCCACGCCTTTGTGGCTGTCGGGCTGCTTGAGAACGCACGAGGCGTCAACATTACGACCGACGCTTAGCAATCAGACGACGGCACCGGGCGGGCCTTCCTCCGCTCGCCCGGTGCCTTAGTCACAACCGGAGGAACGAGATCACATGTCAGCGATCATTGGTCAGCGAGTAACAGAGACAGCCACAAGCGAGCAGCACAAGTTGCCGCGTAGCGTGAAGGCTCGCGCTCGGTTCTGGTTCATGGTGCACCCACACTGCTGGTCCTTTGAGGATGGCGAGTGGTTGCCGGTCCCGTCCAAGCTCCACCTCGATCCCGGCTGTAACGGAGTCACTGACGGAGGCGGTACAGATCTGGCAGTTGCTCAGATGAACCGCAACGGCTGGCACGTAGTGAGACCGAGCGACGATCGCCTTGGTGACTTCAAGTGGTACGTTCAAGAGGTGCCCAAGCAAGGGCGCGGGCGCGTCTATCTCAGCATCTGGGACGAGGCCAGCATAGTCGGCGGGCGCGTCTTCTGGGACCACGACGACGAGGGATGGCGCGACTTCAGGCGGCACCTCGTGACCGCTGGGATCTGCTCGCCGATGAGCAAGCAGGTCTACCAGCTAGAGATGCACAAGCAAGAATCAAGAGTAGAGAGACTCGAAGGCAGCGCAGCCACAGCGCCACATAATCAAGTAGTAGCAGGGCGACTCGTTCGAGAGCGTGCCCGGCTTGATGCGATGGTTGCAGCACAGCCCGCGCACCTGAGCGACGAGAAGCCAAAGGCCCGCCGCAGGGTCAAGGGCAAGCGCATGCAGGAAGAGGCCAGCCCATGAGTGGCGAGCATCCCGAAGGACGGAAGACGATGGACGCGCTGATCCGGCGATCTATCAAGCACGGAGCAGATCCGCGCTGGGCCAGAGATAAGGCCCGCAAAGCGGTGAGGGCCGTGTACCATGGCGAGAAATCAGAGCGCCCGAAGGGGCATAGGCGAGACTAACCACCCGACCCGCAAGGGTCTCCACAGGAGCGGGTAACAATGGCCAAAGGCAGCAAGCATATCAATCACGGCGTGAAGGTTGACGATGATGGACAGGTGTTCATCAAGTGCCTAGACGCTGCGCCAGACAACGACGACCTGGTCAACAACGAGGTTGTGATCTACCTGGATGAAGGATCCAACGATCTGAAGTTCAAGGCCAAGTACTCTACTGGCAACGTGTCGATCGGCACTCTGACCATCTCTTAGCCCACCCTTGGAGGGTTAGACAATGGCGATCTATAACGTAGACGCGGCGAGCTTCTCCAATCAAGCGGCCAGCGAGAGCGCAGCCACAGCGGTTACTGAGGGCGGCGGCGACGTCATCCCGAAGGGTAGACTGCTGGGACTGCGCGCAACGCTGACGGACAACACAGCAGGCAACGGCGATTCCATAACGATCA